ACCACCACCAGCAACCACAAGATAGTCAACACTAGTAACACCAGTAGGGCAAGTCCAAGTAGACGTAGCGGTAAAGGTTTGGACGACAATATAACCACCAGCTAAGGGCCAGATGCCCTGCTGTTTAGCGATCAACTGCTCCATGAGTGACCAAACACCTTTGGCCGAGCTTAGTGTTGGTATGTTTGCGGGGCCAATTATCCCGCCGTTACCTCTGGGCATAACGACTCCTAGCTAATATCTTCGTAGCTGCAAACAATTTTCAAATCGCTTGCTGTGCCAGCCGTAGCACCTAGTGACGTATCTTCCTCAAGATAAACATAAGCGTCTTTATCAATTACCACCAGCGTTGCATCCGCCGGGACTGAAACCGTCGAAGCAATCGGTGTTGCTGTTCCACCCAAAGCCGCAGCCGAGTAGTAGTTAATTGTGATTTCAGCGTTACTCGTTCCATCCACGTTGGCTACATAAAGCGCATTAATCTTTAACACCTTGCCAGATGATGCAGCGTTGCTAAGAATCGAAGTGGCCGAGGTTGTACTCAAATCCACCGTCACAGTCTTACCATTTATCGTGGTCGGTGATACTAAATTCGGTGCTGCCATGTTTTATCCCCAAATCATTGCTGGCATGATCCCGCCGCCGCTAGCTACAGGCAGTGCCTCGGGAGAAGAGTTCACAACAAGCCACTTAGCCCCCGAAGGGATAGTTACCGCATACCCCGAAGCAATCGTTACCGGACCAACCGATATACCGTTATACCCAGCCGTCAGTGTGTAGTTACTTGATATGGTTTGTTTTGACTCAAGGATCGTGGCAGATCCTGCCGCCGCAGCAGATATAGTCGTTGTGCCATTACCAGGGGTCAGCGTAATGTTCGCCCCAGCCGTCAACCCGTAAGCCGAACGACCAGCGGGGTAGGTTACAAAGACGTTTTTAGTTCCAGCACCGAAGTTAACCAAGCTGCCCGAGTTACTTGATGATAGTACCGTCGTCCTACTGAGCGTTGTCCCAGAGGCTGTGTACGTCCCTATCCCAACTTCCCAGTCGGAACCGGATTGGTCTGCGATAGTGTAAAAAGTAGTGTTCCCGTCCCCGATGGCGGAAAACGATTGAAACCCAGTTGCAGCACCAGCTAGGGTTATTGTCCCCGTGCCAGTGCTGGTCGTAGTTTCCTGTACACGATCTGCGACGACAAAAGCCATATCATGCTGACAAGCTGAAGGTGTAGGTTACTTGCAAGGTATCGCCGTTAACGACCGAGCGATCACCGCCAGTGAAGTCAGATGCAGAGAACAACGTGCCCGATGTACCCGAAGCAGCACTTGCTAAGAACGCACCACCAACCGTAGCCGAACTTGTAATGCTATACGAAGCCTTACTTGCCGAGTTCGTAACAACCGAAGGATTAGCTGTGGTTGCAGCAGCAAACGTAGCCGCAGGGCGATTGCCGGTATAGGGGTTGATCTCGGTCCAGCCAGCATGTGAAGCTAGCGTATCAGAAGCTGCTGGTGTGTTAGAAGCCCCCGCACCATACAACCCAATATACCAAGCAGTGATACGCGTCGTAGCGCCATCAAGTGCCGTGCCAGCCATATACTGAAGACCGACGTTAACTACGAGATTCTTGGACTCAGCCGTCCACTTGAGTTTGCCATCTTTGTCATAGCACTCAAACGTAAATTTACCCATAGCGCGGGCACCTTCCGACGAAGCAGGGCGAGCAATCAACCCACTTGCGGCGACATCATTAGCTTTAGCTTGTTCCATTATGAAATCCTTAATACAGAGTCGGTTGCGCCCATCGGCGGAAAAGTAACTACAAGGTTAGAGGCAGTTTTGGTTATTGTCTGCCCGAAGTTTAAAACACAAACTGCACGATTACCATTAGTTGAATTATAAATCAATGCCCCAGCGCATGTAAGAGTAACGTTTGAAAAGGTTGCGTCGTCAAACGACCAATAACCTGTGCCGTTGGCTGCAAGAGGCGTGATGTTTGTAAGTGCAATCCCACCAGCGGTGTAATTGGTTCCACTCGCCTCATTTGATGTTGTATAGACGGTGGTGTCCGCTCCGAGGGTGGCAGTTGCGACATACAAGGCGAGTTTAAAAACATCCCCCGTACTCCTTGTAAAATTGTGCAGTCCTTGGGCAACTTCAGCCTTAAAACTTGTGCACATGGTCTGAACGATTGCCATACTATCTCACCGGATACCGAACTTGCCCAGACCTGTAGGCGTCCTGACGATCCATACCATCACCAAGACGTTTAGCAAGCGTCATAGCTTCATCGTACTTTGACTGCAAAATATTTGTAATTTCTGTCTCGGCTTTAATGAAGAAATATCCCTCACGCAGGGCACCATATAACAACGCCGTATCAAAGTTTTCGCTAAGCCACGTCGTACCCGCCGTCACAATAGATTCTGGGTAGTAGTAATAATGAAGCTCGACGTTGTAGCTTGCATCAGGTGTTGGCCCAAGAATAAAACTTAATTCGTTTGTAACCGTCTGACTAACGACATAGGGACCAAAAATAGCGTAGTGCCGTGGGCGTCCTGTATTTCCCGACCCTGTAGGTATAGGGTAGGCTTCACGAATAAAGTTAACGTCTTTGTTAAGTAAGTAGTGATACCGCCCATCAGTATCGATAACCGCCAAGCTATAAGGCGCAAGAAAGTCATCAGGGCAAGTTAAATAGGGGTTATTGGCAGAAGTACCGCCCAATACATTTTTTCTTAACGATGGGAACTGCACTGAGTTATAAATGCGCTGCTCGGCCTGCTGGACAAACGTAGCAAGCTGATCGTCAGAACTCCACACCGTGCCGGAGTCTGTCATATTTATCGTCGGGAAGTCGTTTTCGACGTACCCTCGGATCGCAGTTTTTAACTCAGCGTAGTTCACGCCATCGGACCCCGACTCATAACACCTTTAGTGGCAGCACCCGCACCACGCATCTTAATACCCGAAGTTTTTACCTCGTTGTTGACTCGTTTGGTTTTATTGCCAATCGTCATATCAACGGTATCAACTGCACTACGATCAGGGCCAGAACCAGGGTTAGCTTCAACCTTAGTCTTTTTGCCTTTCATCGTGTGAGGCTCAGCGTAAGTTGACGCAGGGCCAACTTCTTTACCGCCTTTTTTCATGCTGTAGCTAGCCATTACCGCATCCCCTGATTACGGGCGCGAGCCATATTTCGACCCATCTTCCGCATGTCCATACCCGTCGGACCACCCTTCTTGAGCTTAGTCAGTGGGGCACCTTTATGCTTGGCTTTCTCATGCTTGTGCACTGCACCAGCAATCATCTTTTTGTCTTGCGCTAAATCTTTCTTATCCATTATGGACTCCTAAGAAACGGTAACTGAATTAACAGCCCCAACTCCAATCAAATCATTTGGCGTAAGCCCTGTATCAAACCACCGCGCCCCACCAACAGGATACCAGCCCCATTGTATAACTCGACTGCCACCTAATGGAACCCCATTTTCATCTTGGCTTGAATCATTATTGACAGGCTCAATTCTTAACCCATTAACACCCGATTGATAATACGAATTGGAATCAACTCTGGGATTACGAATAGCTTGCGGGTCATAAACCGGATACATACCAAGTTGGAGCTGCGGCTGATCTGGTTCCCAACACTCAGGACAGACAAGAATATTGACGTTCTTGGTTTTGATGACGAGGGATTTAAGTTGTTTCAGTTTAAAGCGAAAGTTACACCTATCGCACTGCGCGATGGCATATTTACCCGCTGCAAACTGATTGGGCATTAGAAACTCCCGGTGTTACCCAGATACATCCTACGAGGCACAAACCGAACTGCTGCCTTTTCACGATCTTCACCAGCAGCAAAATTCCACTGCTCTTCGTAAGCAGCCTTAAGCATCTGAAGCCGCTCTAACCCTTCAGGAATTTTTTGTGCGATGTAGTACGCCAACCCTGCTGTGATGCAAGGCAAAAACCTAAACGGCATATCTTGAGTTTGAATCCCATCGCCAGCGTTCTGAACGCGGCGCATCCGCCAGTAGACTACTTGATAATAGGGCGCGGCTTCGGTACCTTGGTCAGGTACGGGCCAAACTGTGAATTGGGGGTAGGCTGTTGCAGATGGAGAATAGCTGCTGGTGGCGGGGTAGGTCGCTCCAGAGTTCCTGCTGATGTAAATCTGTATCGGTCGTGCTTGAGAAAGTTTGTTTGGGATTGTGGCGTAGGTGGATACACTAATCCGGGTAAGTGTGAGGTCAGCTTGCGTAGAGGCATTACCGGCTCCCGTTCTTATAACGTGCTCAAGCAAGTCAATGGTGTCGTTCGGTAAATCGTACGTCGCAGTGCCCTGTACCAAATTCTTCGTACCCTGCTCAATCGTCCACATATTGATGCCACGATTTGCCCACTCAATAGTTAGCAGGTTCATCGAACGACGTGCAGTACGCAGGTCGTAACCCGAGCGCATCTCCCGACCAGCCCTCTCAAAGGCTTCCTCGGCTATATCCGTAAACTCAAGATTAAAGTCGGTTGAACCGCTAGTGGTCACTTAAACCATCCTTCCTCGCGTTTTACCGCGCTGTGCTATCCCGTCGCCCCGCTTAGAAGCAGAGCTACGTTTAACTTTACCGCCTCTTTTATAGTTTTCATTTGTACCATCCCCAGAAGGATATTCATCAGGGAAAGAATCTGCATCTAAAGGCTGTTCTGTTTCTTTTCCACCGATGCCAACTTTTTCTTTTACCGCTTCTTTAATTTTGTCTTTCATAAACCCTTTTGGGTTAGACAAAGCACGAATACCTGTTTGCACATCTTGTGGTACACCTAGCTTGTTCATAGCTTGATCAGCTATATACCCTTTTAAAAGCCCTGCGGCTACGGCTGGTAAAGGCATCATCACCCCCTATCTGAATCTTGCAGTCTTTGCGGCAATTTTTGCCGGTTGCTTAACAAACTGTTTTCCTGCACTTTTTCCAGCTCGTTTTGCCTTTGTCGTTGCAGCGTATTCTGAAGGTGTAAGAGACTTAATTGCCGCCTCCGGGAGGTATCGTTCGCCAGTTTTGCTAGACGGTTTACCACTTTTTGTCCGCCATTTCTGATCCCCCCAATCCTTCAAACTCTGCTGCGGCGCTTTCAATCTCGGTAACCCCCACCTGCGGCTTTGTACTTCTTAGCTACAAGTTGTGCCTTTCTCGCGGACCATTGCCCTGCGCCTGTGCCATGAGTGGCTGCGGCTTTAACCTGAGACACAATCTTCTTGCGTAGCCCCGGCTTGGTGTAGTTACCAGCAGCATTCACCTTGCCACCTTCAGCGTACTGAGTGAAATCAGTATCATCCCGCCTCGCTTTACGCTTGGCAGTGGGCATTTTGGAGGGGGCTATTGCCCCCATGCCGCGAGACGCCATCATTTCTTTTTAGCCATCCCACCGCCGCAATAACCACCAGCTTTCATCTTGATCTGCGTGCCTTTGGTTTTACCCTTAGTAGCAACACCATCACGACTAGGAGCTGCGGTCTTTACTGCACCCATTTTGGTTGGGGCTACGCCACCACCTTTAGCCATCTTTTTCATCGTAAATTCCTTTCCAACTGATTGAGGGACACCTACTTTTTTAGCAAACTTCGGGTTGTGGGCCACCGCTTGCATGAACTTCTCTTGCTTTGCGCTAACTGCTGGCATTACTGTTTCCCTTTAACAAGCGCATCAATCTTTGCTTCAAGCCTTTCAAAACCTGAATCAAACCGCTCCATAATCTTTTCAAGGTCTGCACGAACTTCTGCGCGAGTGATGTGATCACGAGCTATTTCCTCCCGTGTCTTGTTCAGTAGGATCTGAATACGTTTCTGTTCGTCAGACGCGTGCTTGAGCATAAACATAACTAAAGCCACGAAAAACGACGTGATGAGATTCCAAACCAGCGTACTCGTTTCCATTTAACACTTCCAAGCCCTTAGCGATTTGTTGATACGGCTGTTAGGGTCGTTGGCTGTTTTAGCGCTCGTAAGTTTCTTCTTCATGCCTGACATCCGGGCACAGAATGAATCCCTGCGTGAACCACCTTCCGGCTGTGGGGGTTTGAGTCCGGGTTTCCCCGGATTAGCTGCGTTGTACGAAGCTCGCCCTTTGGCGTTCAAACCACCTTTTGGGTTCTTGCCTTCCTTGCGCTGCCACGCCGGAGATTTAGCCATAGAACACCGTCACTTTTGCATTTGACAGGGTTGCATACGCACTAGTAATGCAGCGCACACCTTCGGCAGGAATAACTACGTTGAAGGTTTCTCCGCCAGCGATTGTGTTGATGGTAAACACCGTCGTACCGCCTGACCCACCATCTTTGATAATTACACTTCCGGCAGAGCCCCCTGGCTCAACAACCAACCCGCGAACACGGGTTGGGTACGCACTAATATCTC